TAGGACAAGAAGTTCCTGTAACGCCCGATGAATGATCGCACTTTCAAGCTCGTCAAGTACAACGCTGTCCATACCGGAAGCGTCACGCTTTGGCTTAAGCGCATAAAACATCCGAATAGTGTATGTCTTATCGTTGTCCGGTAACGGCAGCACAACGTATTTGTCAGGCGTGATCTGACATATTGACCTTGGCTCGGTACCATCTGCAACAATAGAGTCTGGTAACGTGAAGGTCGGCTGCTGATTAAACTGCTCAGAGTTAAACTCTGCGTTATTAAACGCTGTGCTAGGCGTAAGACTCCAGACAACAGAAGCTGGTTGTCCGCTATAGATATCCGCCCATTGCGGATAGTTCATAAGCGCCTGCTCAAGTATGAGTTTCTCTAAGGGCATGTTGTTCACCATCGCATCGAACAAGACATGCACATCAGCATTAGTAGGTTTATTATATACGTATTCGAAGACACCCGGCTCAAGAGCAAACGTCGGCTGAACGTATCTCCACATAAGTGTGCGTTCACACAACTTTATTGCTGCGTCTCTTATGTATTCGATAATTAGCGGCTGCGGACAACCCGGAACACTAGGGCTAACTTTCGAGATAAGAGTCGTAAAGGCGCGATCAGCCATTAGATCACCTCGCCTATGATCTGGTCAGTCCGTGAAGGTTTCATACCAGCGGTCTTTGTGTCAGTGACGACGCGATTCTGAAGTGCCGTTCCAAGTTCACTCGTAAACAGATCGAGGAACAGTTTGGCCCGACCAGAGTTCACATGCTCATCGTCGATAGACTCAGCCAAGAACACTGTAGCGTCTACGATGGTCGGCATGAAGCTGTCTGCAGGCGCTGTAATCGTGTCACCGATGGCGTAGTCAGACGGCACCTTGGCATATTCAGCAACAAGAACGACGCCTGCTGTCGGGCGCGGGTAGAGAAAGAACCTCTCAGGATTCTTCACATGTCGCATGAAGTTGACCGGAGTGCCAGAAGTCTCAGTCATCCACGAGGGATTACATCGACTCATCGTCTCACGGTCAACTTCGGTGATGGCGTCTCCGTTCTTCACTTGGAAGATGTCGATCAGACGTAGGGCATCGGAAGGGAGGGACTGAACAGCGGTATCAGCAGTCGTCGGTATATCCACAATCTCCCCGAAGAGGTCGGGACGTAGGATAGACATCCTCTTAAGCGATTGATTAACAAAGCCTAACAGGTCCGTATCGCTGTAGCGATACGGCGCATCTACGTCCTGCAAGAGCTTGCGAACTTCGACTATGATACCAGCAGGTGTCACTACCCAAGTCTCCTAGTCGCTTCGTCGTTCAACTCTTCGTTAGTATAGACTGGTTCCTCGGGGATGTCATCTGTGTGTAGATCAACACCCTTACGTTTCCGACCCTTACGAGTCGCGCGAGGCTGTACCGGAGCATCCGTGGTCTCAGCCTCAAGCGCCGCGACGACTTCAGCGATCTCGTCAGCCGATGGAAGCTCTTCCGAGAACTGAGCGGCTCTGACGACAAGGGCCGGAGTCAAGAACTTCTCAGGGAAGGCGATCTCCTCGGAGACTTCCTCGCACTTCGGGTTATTAGCTAGAATGGGGTCCCATTCGTAGACAACGCCATTGGCGCGATTTCTAAGCCACCGAGTCATTTGCCGAGCTTCTTCAGGGTTTGCGCCAGACGAGCGCGTTTACCGGTTACGCCGGGTTTTTTAGCTGCAGCAGCTAAGTCCTTAGCAGGGATCGTCTCCCCCTTTTTCACACCCATCTGTTTACGAAGAGCGCCGGGCTTCTTGATCGCCTTCTGAATCCACTTCTCGGCCATCACTTGCATCCCTTCTTCTTGGGCTTGCGAACCATGCCGCCCTTACGATACTCTTCCATATCGTCATCTTCGCAGCCGCCTTTGCCGCGCATCTTCTTGCCTTCGCCGTTCTTCTTCATCACGACGAGCATAACCGCTGGGGTTTTTGCTTTCTTTGCGGGAGCCTTAGCCATTACTAGGTCCTTTTCGTTTACCTGACGGTGTGACAGGCCAAGATTTTCTAGCCGGTCCAGTCTTCTTGGAAGCCATCGTACGTTTTTCCGAAGCCGTCATCTTGGCTGCAGCAGCAGCCGGACGACATGCCGGGTATCCACGTTTATCTTTTTCACCAGAACGTCCACAAGGTTTGCCGGTCTTTACATCGACCCACTTTTCACCAAACCATTTGCCGAGACCGCCCTTAGCCACGTTTCACCCGATTATCTGCGCCGGACCAAGTTCCACCACGGTTCTTGTATTCCTTCGCTGCCCACGCATTTGCATATGCACTAGGATAAACTCTAAATTTCTTCTTGGCTTCGGTTTTGACGCGAGACCATAGTGCTGCATTATTTGGTTTAGATGCGACCATATCAGCAGTTCCATGCTCTAAGACTTTTATTGATCCGAGAATTAGGATCATTTGCCGTCTTGGCGCTAGTCAGTTTCTTCTTCATACCCTTCATCCGAGCGCAAAACGAATCGCGACGTGGGCCACCTTCAGGCTGCGGTGCTTTCAATCCGGGCTTACCCGGATTAGCAGCATTATAGGAAGCACGACCCTTGGCGTTCAAACCGCCTTTAGGATTCTTACCTTCCTTGCGCGTCCATGCGGGAGTCTTGGGCATTATGCAATCCTTTCAGCAACAATAATTGCAGACGGAATAGCTGGAATAGCTGGAGGGCCAGCGGCGGCAGCCGTATGGTCAATAGTTACAGCTACGTTTTCAGGTAGCCACATAATTTCTACATACTGAGAAGCAGTAACAACGACGTAAAACACTATCTGAAAAAATGTTGTACCGCCATCTCCTGCCTTTGGTACTGTTACCTTTGTAGCAGACCGAGCCACATTCGAACCATTTAGCATCAACCACACAGTAACGTCGTGATCCGCTGAATCTGAGTTATAAAACTGCAGATTTGGGGCTACCATATAGGTTCCAGCAGTAGTAAACGTAATTCTAGAAGAACTTGCTATAGATATACCGGCACCAGTGATCTCGTTAGTGCCAAAAAGTACTGCGGTGGCCGCAGATACGCTGCCCGTCTGGTCAGTAACATCAGAAAACATGCCGTAAGCACGACCGCCGAGATCAGCAAACGGCACCGTGGCCGAAGATGTGAACGGCGATGTGCCGTTGCCTTTGACGTATCCGGTTAGAGTAGAAACACCAGTGCCGCCGTCGGAAACAGATAACTCTGTAATGCCACTAATCACGCCGCCAGTAATAGTAGCATTACTTGTAGAAAATGTAGTAATGCCAGTAACTTGTCCGCTAGTAATGTTGACGCCGGACATACTAAAAGTTCCGGCAATCGGAGATATTCCCCCAGAAGAAATACGTACATTATATACGGATACAGACCCAGTGCCGATTTTAAGCGGCGTAGTCGTACCTGCTCCACTATATACAGTTTTTTCGGTTGCAGTTGGCCCACCATCAACGTGCAAAAGTTGATTATAGGTATCTTTTATCTGCGATCCGGTAAGGTTGGACGGCATACTAGTCCCCTAAACAAATGGGAGAAGGTGGGGCCGTGGCCCCAACCTATTATTCAAGGACGTAGTCAAAGATAACGTCGATATGCGTAGCCGTCGTTACGCTGGAACCAGTCTTGCTGACATTAATCGCCGTACCAGCATCATTAGCCGTATAAGACGCACCATCAGCAAGCACAGCCGCACCAGACCCACCAGCAGTGAGGACAGTACTCTGCGTCAAACTAGCCTGAGCGAAAGCAACGAGCTTGCGCGAATTAGTCAAAGTGCCGGTGACATCAACCGTCGTGACTGCACCAGCGGCACCGCCAATCGCAATAGCCTTACAATCGACCATACGGATAGACTTGCCACTAACAGCCGCAACGAGTTCAACACCAGCGTTGACCTGCGCAACCGTCAGACGTTTACGAACATTCAGAACAACCCCGGTGAACCGAGGATTCGTAATGGTCGCCGTCGTCAACGTCGCTGAATCAGCCTCAAGGTTGATGGCCTTGAGTCTGGAATGTGTAACGCCATCATAGACAGACATTATGACCTCCTATTGGAAGGTAGGGGCCGAAGCCCCTACAATCACACGTAATTTGCAGCTACGTTTGCGACGACAACAAATGCGTTAACTACGCAATCGGTCGGCACAGCCGTATTAAGCAGGAGATCAACGGTATCCGCCGAAGTCACAGCATATGGATTAGCGAGATTTTCAATATCGTAAGCCAAAGCGTTAGTCGCCGTATCATTTGCAAATAGGCCCGTCGTACCGCCGGTAAAACCTAAATCCAATGTCGCCGTTGTGTTAGTGGATTCTACAGTAGTAACCTGTAGTCCACCTGATAAGATAACAGTACCGGCAGGAAGCGGAATAACCTGAAGCGTATCAGTAGCAACAAGTGCAGTCGCACCAGCGGCAGCACGAGCAGCAATAATCTCAGCAAAGTCAAGCTTAACTTCGATTATACTGATTGGGTTATTCGCCGGGAAAGCCGCCGTACCCTGATTGAACCCGTAGGAGTCCGTATAATTAGCCATTTCTATATCTCCTTACGAGAATTGGACGACTGCGGTCGAAAGCGCTTCCGGCTTAATCACCTTGTAGCCATACACCTGCAGGCCACGGATGATGTCACCGAACGTCGTCTCCGAACGAATGGTTTCCATCTCCGTCATCTGAGACGCGAAGGTGAAACCCATCTTGTGACCGGCGATGATGTTGGTCTTGCCGCTGCTGAGTTTCAGATTGTGCGACACATAGAGCGTGAAGCGGTCAATCATGCCCAGACGGCCATTGCGAATCGGAGAAGTCGAATCGCCCGTAAGCGAAGCGTCCTTCAGTTCCGACTTCTTAATCAGACCAGCCATGCGGGCGGGAATGACCAGATAGCGGTCCTGCTCAGGAACATTGGCTTCGTCAAGAACGGTGCCGATATCAACGATCAGGTCGATCACCGAGGTGGTGCCGCCCGAGCCGTCCTTCGTAACCGTCAGCGGCGAACCCGACGTACCGAGGTTGAACGCAGCGGACTTAGCGCCAGCCGTCGCACCCTGATTGGCCGCAGCAATATCGGGCAGCATGTCCGTGAGAACGCGCTGGTCGATCTTGATCTTCATCTGCTCGGACGCGTCTTTCGACCACATATCCATGAGCTTGATGTCGGCCTGAACACGGTCGATGTCGTCCTCAACGCAGGCAAAGTACTCGCCCTTGTCGATGAGAAGCTGAACCTTCGGCTTGTCGGGATTTTCGACAACGAGGTTCTGGCCCTTGACGTAATCGCGGATCGTGATGTTCGGGATCGTACGGATATTGACCGTATCACCCTGACCTTTGATCTCGCCCTCATAGTTCGTGTTGGCGATAGCAGCGAGAACCGTCGCGTCGTAGAAGTTCTCGATCAGTTTGCCCGACCAAATCTCAGGGATGAAGTTCCCCGAGTAATTCGGACGGCCCGGAGAGACAGGATAAGACATTAGTTGACTCCATTAGCCATTAGCGACAAGGCGACCATCCCGCTGCGCGGAGAATATGTCGCGTTCGATTCGGTCGCGTTCAGCTTCCTTCCCTCGATAAACACCTTTACGTACGTCATCGAAGAACTTTCTAATGTCCCCCGGTGTGTACGTCTTAGACTGCTCTACGGACGGTGCGCCGCCACTGCGACCCCTACCGGGAGCAATCTGTTTATCAAGCTGGGACGCCGCTGCGTTCCGAGTTGGTTGAGCAACAGGTTGACTATTTCGATCCTGCCAAGTCGTAAAGAAACTCACTACCCTGTTGATATCCATGTTCCTCTGGGCGTCCTCTAGGTAGGTCTGACGGGACAAACCCGTGAGCGGGTCTACTTCAAGAAGCCAATCATGGAACTGGACATCCGCGTTGATCTCTTTCCAATCGGGGACTTTCATAGAAAGTTCTGACCAGAAAGATTGCTCCGCTGACACTGCTTGCTTGTGGGCGACCTGCTCGACTTTCGGAAGAACACTGGTCTGCATCTGTTTGAGTAGATGCTCCAGTTCAGCGATCTTGCGATCTGCTGCGGTACGCTCCTCTTTGGCTACGCGGCGCATAACCTCAATGGAGTCACCGTACTCCTCAACGTCTTTATCAGTCACCAGTTTCTCTACGGACTCCTCAGATTTCGCCGGGGACGTAGAAAGCGAAGAAAGCAAGTTCTCCAGTTGAGTAAGTCTGCCGTTCAACTGCTGATTTTCAGCCCGCAGTCGGGATGTATCAGCGTTGTACATACCTTGGAGAGTGCGATACCGCTTCTCGAAGGTTTCTTCCTCCTTAGTGTCCAACTTCCTTTGCTCGTTAGGGTTGGACTCAGGTGCAGCTTCTACAACACTGTTGGCCTGCGCCGCGACTTCCGTAACCTGACCCGCATCACCCTGAGTCTCAGTGGTCTCTGCGTCGGTCTTATTACCCTCAAAGTGCTTAGCAATAGCCTCAGACTGTTTACGAATCTGCTCAGGCATAGTCATTAGAACGCTCCTCTCGGTATGCGCGGTATCACCAGCTACTTCTTCCGAAGCTCTGCTGATAATTCAGGGGCATCATGCACAAGTTTATATATCTCTGTCAACACCTGACAGCGACCCTGAGCGAGCATGACATTCGCTCCGGCCACATATGGCAACTGATCTAGCTCCCGCTTTCTCCACTCCTCTAGCCATTCGACCAAGTAAGGATGGGTGCGGGACAGATTAGCCCACATCTGGATAATCTCTGGCGGTGGACGAACCATCCTATCCGCCTTGCGGTCTTGCAGTGGCGGCGCTCATGCCGCCAGCCGCGTTGCCTGCCTGATCGAGGACTGCTCCCTGCTGGGGCTGCTGGGCAGCCTGCACGGCTTTGACTCGATCAACGTAGGATAACTTTTCACGAGATGGGATGATCTCATCGACCGGCATCTGTAGACCTTTAGCAATCTCCCGAAGGATCGCTGCACGGCCCGTCGGACCCATGATCTGCATGTCCATCTCATTCGCAGTCGCATTGAGGAACTCAACACGCCGTAGGTTGACAGTCTCCTTGACCGCCAGATTCACTGCACCACGCGGGATGATCTCAGCGTCACCCTTGATCGACTCATCCTCGTCGTACCGCATATTATAAATAAACTGTCGTTCGACAATCGGCATAATGATATCGCTGTCGATGTGCATGACGACTTGGCGAATACCCTTACCGGCTGAACCCATCAGCATAGACAGGCCAGAAGCCGTACGACCAGCGCCTTTAACGTCAACATCTCCATAAATGTAAGATGGGATGCCGGAGTGGTCATCAGCCAAACGACTGAATCTCTCATAAACAGCCATCAACGTGTTGGCGTTATCGTTCGGCTGGTTAAACCGAACAGCCGGAGCCGAGCTACCCAGCGGATCATTAAGAACCTGCCAGATTTTCCACGGGTGCATCTGGGTAATGTCCTCGTTCGGAGGGATACGTTCCAGATTCACTTCGACCTGCGGGCCAGACGCGATACCCATATTGTTGACAAGCGCACGAGCCGCTGCGTTGCAGATATTCTGCAAGTCCGAGATGATCTCAGGAATACCACGACCCCAAAATGCGCCGGGCATCTTGATGAAGGAGGTCTTAGCATAGGGCTTCTCGCCCAACGGGTCGTAGTTCAGCACCGCTTTGACGACGTAGTTTCCGATCAGCCACACATTGGCATCGTACTCCCGCGCCTCATCCGGCACCTCTTCTTCACCCATGCCCCACTCACGGAGCATCTTACCGCTGACCTTGCCCCAGAACTCTAGGGCATCGAACATGTCGGTGGGGCGAAGCTCAGTATAATATTTGCGCTCTTCCTCTTCGCGTTGCATCTCGGTCGGCTCAACGAGCCATGTCTGGCTCGGACCCTGTTCGAGAACTGTACGAATAGCTTGATCGTCGTAGCCCGGAACACCAATGAGATCAGATAGAGCCATACGGCTAAGCTGATGAAGCTCGAAGATATACCCATCATTGATGCGGGTAATACCGGGTTCAGGATAGATATTGAACGGACTTACTCGTTCAAATTCCGGCGCAAGTCTTTCGCTCGCTTCGACAATAGTCTTACCGTCTGGACCTTTCGACCAGCCGAGATGCCGTTGGCGACGAACAATAGGACCCTTAACAAAAGCGCAAGGGAAAGTAACAAGATCAGTGATAAACTCATTGAATGCCTCCGGCCAACCACCTTGAGCAAACTGATCTTCGATCTTAACCTTCATTTTGTCAACACGCATTTGAGCTTGTTGCAAAATGCGGAATCGAAGTTCCTGAGACACAACTTCACGAATCTCAGCCATCTCTGACTTGGTCGGAGCTTGTCCTGTATTCTGTATGATCTGCATAACCTGTTCTGCAAATGCTTCTTGCAATGCAGCAGAGCTATCTGGGTCTAGATCAGGAATGGGTGTGGGACTCATATCCCATGGTGGCGTGCCGGTATCCATAAGAATATCGCGCAACCAGCTTTCAGCAGCCCTACATTTTACTTCAGTAATCATCATATAAACTTCAGAGCCGCCCTGCTTGCGAATAGCTCCAAGTTTATCTGGCTCATACTCGCCGTTGCGCTGCCGAAGCGCAGCCAGCATAGTGTCATTAATCGGCTGTTTAGCGGTACGTGCCGCATCCCAACACTCTTTGAGGTAGGACGCGAGGCCAAGAATAACTGAATCTTGCTGACGAGCCTGAAGCTCACGATCCATGCGCTCTTGCTCAGCCCGATTAAGCTGCTCATTATTAACTACACGGAGAAGCGCCAGACCCGCCATATAACCCTCTACTAAGTGCTACGAATTTAATTCGTCAGTTTTAGAATCAGACTGCGTAGTGGCCGCCAGATTAGCATCTCCCTGCCTCTTAATTTCCCTTATCAAGTCTACAACTTCTTCATAAGGGCGCTTAGCAAGAGCCTGCATAACTATGTTCCACTCGTGTACTAGTAGTTCTATAGAGATTTTTTCCATTTATTCAGACCAAGGTAGCGGTAAGGTTACAGACTGGGGATTAGCCATCATGGAGATTTTACTATCAAGGATCGAATCTAGATCACTTATGCCTTCATCACCAATAGCATCCTCAAGCCAAGTAACAACTGCTGCCTCTGTTAACTCCGCATACGGCGTGAACGGCGCATTAGGATCAAGCGTTACAGACTGTGATCCGTAGATAGCGGTTGTGAGCAATTCATCTGATACTTGTCGTCTCCAATGAATTGTAAAGACAACATCCTGCCTATTATCCTTTTCAGGATATGATTCAAGCTGAGATATTATCCATGTGTACGTATTAGCCATCTTATGAACCCTTACGTAGCATTTGTCGTAGCAAGAAGATAATAAATTGTACCATTCACGCGCACAGCAATTTTATGGGTTACAGTCGTGCTAGTTATGCCAGCATTCGTGACACCTGAACCCTCACAATAAATAGACGGGATAGTATTTCCCGCAGACCGATCAGACGAATAGAGCGTCACCGTGTCAGCAGGTGATGCTGTTGGCGCTGTACCAGTCTCAATAGTAAAACATTGAGTTCCCGTAGTAGGGCTAGACGTTGTCCCTAAAAGGAAGTTGCCGATGCTATCTATCCGAGCTTGTTCCGTTGCATCGGCAGATGCCCCTGTCCCAAAAATAAGATTATAATTTAGCCCAAAACCGCCGCTTTCAACGGCCTTCATGAAGGCTCTTACACCTGCGCCACCAGTAGAACTATCTGATGAATAGAAGTTTAATGCGCCGAGAGATTCGCCAGCACCGACACTAGTTCTTGTATTCCGAAGGGTAAGTAATGGACCTCCGGTACTACCGGACGACGCAACCAAGTTTCCATATGTTCCGGGTGCAAGTTCGCCAATACCTAGATTACCATTTATATCAAGGGCCATCTTGGCGTTGCCGAATGTTATATCCGCATCCGCAACACCAGAAACCGCAGTGTACCACAGATGCTCTCCAGCGTTCTGTCGGTAATATGAAGCCTCTCCATTTACAATGTATTTATAAGTGGAGGAGAAATAGGCATTTGCAGTAATAAACCCTTGTATTCCGGCAAAGCCTATAATCTCTCCTGATCCTACTTGCAGTCTTACACCAGCCTTTGGCGTAGTACT